AGACTCTTTATCAGTCATGCCACATTCTTCATAAGCAGCGTAGGTATTTTATCGTACACTTCAAGGAGCTATTTGCTCTCGACGGTAAGCCAACCAACTTTGCAGAAGAAGATGAGATGCGTCGAAATACCATCGTCAATCTTCTAGAGGAATGGGGTCTGGTTGAGATTGTGAATCCAGATATGACAAAGGATAAGATCGCGCCCATCTCACAGATCAAGGTGCTTTCTCATAAAGAGAAGTCTGACTGGCTTCTAGAAGCAAAGTATACCATCGGAAAGAAAAGGGGTAGCTGATGGCCGACTTTATTGAACCACTTAAGGTCGCTCTAGCCGATACGTTTGTATTTGGTGTAAAGACTCAGTTCTATCATTGGAACGTGCAGGGTCCAAACTTCAAAGAGTATCATGAGCTATTTGGTCTGATCTATGAGGATGTGAGTGGTGCAATTGATCCGCTCGCAGAATTCATTCGCTCATCTGGTGCATATGCTCCGGGTAGCTTGAATCGTTTTAGACAGCTGACTACGCTCATCGAACTAGATACGGTTCCTGATGCTAGAACGATGCTTATGAATCTGTCGCTTGATAATGACAAGGTTATCATGACGATTAAGACTGCATATGAGGCGGCTGAGAATGCTGGTGCATATGACGTATCCGATTTTCTTGCGGGTCGTCTAGCCTCACATAAGAAGCATGGTTGGTTCCTGCAATCCACTATTGGTAATAATGTAAAGGAGTGATTATGTCGAATTTTACTATGGTTGCTGACTTTATGCGCTCGGGTGAGCAGCAAGTCAATGAGACTCCAGTGTGGCCTGATCAAGATACTCAGGTTCTACGATTTAAATTGATTGATGAGGAGCTTGGTGAGCTTGGTGATGCCATGCTTAATCAAGATATTGTAGAAGTGGCTGATGCTCTAACTGATCTACTCTATGTGATCTATGGTGCGGGTCATGCATACGGTATCGATCTGGATCGTTGCTTTGCTGAAGTGCATCGTTCGAACATGAGTAAGTTTGTTGACGGTAAGTTTATTAAGGATGCGAATGGTAAGGTTCTAAAGCCTAAGACATATTCGCCGCCTGATCTCTCATTTCTTCTTCCAGAAATGAATGAGTTGCCCTTGACAGAAGGGTGATTAGTTGCTAAATATAGACAGCATTGCCCATCTGGGGATGCTGTCTATATCAATCTCGCTTATTCAAGGAGACACTAAATGGTTTATTTTCCCGATCTGTCCAAGCTGGACACGTATGCAATCGGTTTCAATGACATTCAAAAGCGTTTGTTTGAGGCTTCTGAGAGCCTGTCTAAGGCTGTCCCGGGTTGGCCGCCCTACAATATCGTCAAGGTTGATGAGAATAAGTATGTGATCGAAGTTGCCGTTGCTGGTTTCGGTCGCTCAGACCTTGAGCTTGAAATTCATGACAACAAGCTTCTGATCCGTGGTCATGCTAAGAATGATGAGAATGGTCCGACATTCCTTCACAAGGGAATCGCAGATCGTGCCTTCCGCCGTGAATTCCATCTGGCTGACACCATTGAGGTGAAGAATGCTGAGATGGTTAACGGTCTTCTGAAGGTGTGGCTGGAGAATATCATTCCTGATAATAAGAAGCCCCGCAAGGTAGACATCTCGGATCCATCAACAGAAAACCAACAACTAAACGGCTGATCAAATCAGCCCAACTTGGGGGAGAGGTTAAGCCTCTCCCCTTTCTTATTTGGAGAAAGAGATGTTAGAGAAATTTAAAGCAGCCGCAGATCGGTTTGCTAAGATATATACAGAGTGGCGTATGTGTCATGAAATCGCATATACTCTCGCCGACCATAGAATTGCCAAAGAGCAGCGTCAACTGCTTCAGGCCCGTCTTGATGAATTAAACTCTCGTCACTAAGGAGAAACAAATGCTAACAGCAGAACTTCTGCGCAAGGCCTTCCCTAAGGCCAATCCGAATAATCTTAATGCATATGCGGATGCTCTAATTGCAGCTTGTAATGAATTTGAGATTAATACTCCTAAGCGTATTGCAGGATTCCTATCTCAGGTCGCTCATGAGTCTGCTCAGTTTAGCGCGATTAAGGAAAATCTGAATTACAAGGCATCTGCTCTGACGGCGCTCTTCGGTTCCCGCATCACGGCCGCACAGGCTGCTGAGGTTGGTCGTGACGATGCGACTAAGAAGCCTGCTAATCAGGAAGGCATTGCAAACATCATCTATGGTGGTGCATGGGGTGCAAAGAATCTCGGTAACGTGAATGAGGGTGACGGTTGGGCTTTCCGTGGTCGCGGCCTAATTCAGCTAACAGGTCGTAGCAATTATATGCGGTGCGGTCAAGGTCTTGGTAAGGATTTGGCATCTGATCCTTCATACCTTGAGACGCCCGAGGGCGCTGCTCGCTCGGCTGCTTGGTTTTGGAAGTCTCGTGGTCTGAATGAGGTTGCTGATACGGGCGATGTTCGTAGAATGACAAAGCTTGTCAATGGTGGTGACCTTGGTCTTGCGGATCGTGAGCACCACTATCACGAAATTCTGGGCGTGCTAGGCGATCACTAATGCCTAAAAAGTATCCGGCACTCGGCCTAAAGCTGGTTACCGGTGAAGATATTATATCCCATGCTCGGTTTGAGGAATCAGATCGAGCATGGACTCTTTTCAATCCGGGGTTACTTGTTGGTATGACAAATAGTGCGGGTGCACCATCAATAGGTATTACCGACTACATTCCCTTTACAACTAACAAAGTTATAACAATTTCTGAGAGAAATATTCTCTATACCTATAATCCAGACAATGAAATGATTACAGGTTATCACGGTAAGCTTGACTCAGAAGAGTTGCCTAAGACAGAGAATATTGTACCCTTTACACGCAAGTAATAACCGTATATAATGGTGGCATGACAAAATTCTATACCTTTGCCTTTCAAATCGGCGATACCATTCACGTACGTGGCTATGAGAATGGTATTCGCTTTTCTGACCGCATCAAATATCAGCCGACTCTTTTCGTGCCATCCAAGGGTGGCCATGCCAAGTCTGGTTGGCGCAATATGTTTGGGCAAGCAGTTGAACCCGTGCAATTTGAGCGCATCCGCGAGGCCAAAGACTTTATCGAAAAATACAGCGATGTATCCAATTTCGATATCTATGGTCTGCCGCGATTCCAGTATGCATTCCTCAATGAGGAATACCCTGGTGAAATTCAATATGATCGTGACCTGATTGAGATTGCCAATCTTGATATCGAGGTCGGTTCTGAGAATGGCTTCCCGACTCCAGAGCTAGCGCAAGAACCAATCACGGCTATCACACTAAAGCGCGGTAAGAAAATCATTGCAATGGGTTGCGGTGATTATCGACCGTCGCATCATGCTGTGCGATATATTCGCTGCCGCGATGAGCGCGACCTGCTAGAGACGTTCTTGATCGAATGGGAGCGCGGGTATCACCCCGAGATTGTCACTGGTTGGAATATCACGTTCTTCGATATTCCGTATCTTGTCAATCGTATCTCTAAGGTCCTTGATGAGAAGGCTGCAAAGCGACTGTCGCCTTGGGGTTTTATCTCGCAGCGCACGACCAACATCATGGGTAAGACGCAGACCGCTGTTGATATTGCCGGCGTCTCTACGCTAGACTATCTTGAACTCTACAAGAAGTTTACATATTCGCAGCAAGAGTCATATCGCCTTGATCACATCGCTCACGTTGAACTTGGTGAGAAGAAGCTAGACTATTCTGAATATGGCTCGCTGCACCGACTCTACAAGGAAAACTATCAGAAGTTCATCGACTATAATATCAAAGACGTTGAGCTTGTTGACCGTCTTGATGAGAAGATGAAACTCATCGACATGGTTCTTGCACTTGCATATGACGCCAAGGTTAATTATACAGACGTATTTACGCAGGTGAAGATGTGGGATGTTCTAATCCACAATCATCTGTGGAAGAAGAAGGTCTGTGTACCGATGACTGGTGGTGGTAGCAAGGACGAGGCTTACGTCGGTGCATATGTCAAAGAACCTATCGTGGGCGCACATCAATGGGTTCTGTCTTTCGACTTGAATTCTCTGTATCCGCATCTTATCATGCAATATAATATTTCGCCTGAGATGCTTGACCGAGAAAACCGTGTTGATATTACTGTCGACCAATTGCTTGATTCTAACTTCGCGCCGCCGTTGCGGACAGGCTACAGTCTTGCGGCCAATGGTCGATACTTCAGCAATGCGCGACAGGGGTTTCTGCCTGAGATGATGGAGCGCATGTATGACAGTCGGTCCGAATACAAGCGCAAGATGATTCAAGCCCAGAAGAATGTTGAGTCGGCCAAGACACCTCAAGAAAAGCGAGAGCATGAGAAAGCCGTATCGCGGTATAAGAACATGCAGCTTGCAAAGAAGGTTCAGCTAAACTCAGCTTACGGTGCAATCGGTAATCCTTATTTCCGATTCTATGACCTCAATCAGGCCACAGCTATCACGGTTGGTGGTCAGCTTTCCATTCGCTGGGCTGAGGTCAAGATTAATGAGCATATCAATAAGCTGCTCGGCACAACCGACAAGGACTATGTGATTGCGGTTGATACCGACAGTCTTTACATTACCCTTGATGATCTAATCAAGAAGGTATTCAAAGACAAGGATCCGACTAAGGAGCAGATTGTCAACTATCTCGACAAGGCTGCATCGCAAGGCTTTGAGCCGATTATTGATCGCATCTATTCTAGCCTGCAAGAGCATATGAATGCATTTGCACAGAAGATGTCGATGAAGCGCGAGGTC